AATACATAGTCTTGTACGGAACATGGCATTTTTTTAACAACACCATCATACATGTAAAAAGAATTATCAGACATCCAGTATGCTCTACCATTTACTTCAATAGCAGCATGCTGTGCTATCAATCCACAGTTTGCACCAAGTTGTCTTAAACCAAAAGTAAAAGGTGTACCAACAAACTGAACACCATGAAGTGATGTATCTGTCCAAACAAGTATTTGACCTGATGATTTAACAGCACCTACTATTCTAGAACCATCTGATATACGCAGTGAACCAGCCTCATTTGTTGCAACTGGTGTATACTCTGTAGCATCCTCTCGATCAGAAAAACGAAATAACAAATCATCTTGTGATGCTGGTGTGCCAATAGTAGTTTCTGTACCAAAAATCATTAAATGTCTTGTGTCAGTAGAAACCAAACTAAATCTTGATGCAGTAGGAGCGTTAGACAATGCTGTTGCTCTTGCATCTATTGCACCAGAAAGATCTTTTATATAGGTGCTACTATTTAAAACCGTGGCTATTAAATCTTCTCCAAAATTATCTAATGACCAACTACGTGCAAAAACAGTTACATCTGAAGAGGTGCTTGGTTCATCCCATGCACCAGCACTCCAAGTATCTGTGCCCCATCCATAACCATAAGTTGATGCGGTTTCCCCAATATTAATTTGATAATTAGCATTACCTGATCCGCCTCCGCCAGAAGTAGAACCAGAAGCTGCGCTGGTATGTGTTACTTTGTAGGTATTTGCATCAACACGTGTTGTAATTTCAAACTCATTATTCATATCTAAACCATCTATTGCAGAAAAAGAATCAAAGGTAACAAAGTCTCCTTCAATAGCGCCGTGGTCTGCATCAGTTACTGTAACTGTTGTTGTACCGTTTGTTGTAAAAGGATTTGTTAAAGCTGCTGTTTCTCTAATAGGTGTAATGTCATAGAGAGCACTACCCGAGAATAAATATAATTTTCTATCAGTTCCTAAAGCAAGATATCTGGTTCCGTCTAGACCAATCCAGCTATGCGTATCACGGACCACGCCCACAACAGTTTTATTTGGATCTGGCAAATAAGACCAACCTTTCC